ACACCAATTTTGTTTATAACCAAAATACATAACACTTTGATTTGCCAGTTTCGACATCCTTTCTCCACAGTTATCGCAACGTATTGTTAGTTTAGTATAACAACTTCTGCACACTCTATCAGGATAACCTTCAACGCTCACAAGGTCTTTATCTCTGTGCTGACCACCGCACATCGGACACAATACTAATCCCTCAAAGCAAACCCTACACTGACCACCCTTTGGGAAATCACTAATAGGATTACCGCACTTCAAACAAATTCCCTGAACAATTTCTATTATTTTCGCTGTGCTATTTTTCCTTTTATACACATTTCCATAATGTTTGTCAACGTAAGAACAATTATCAGTTGTTATTACATTGTTTCCAACTTCTTCACACTCATGTTCTTGCCAATTACCACCAAAGGTTGATTTTAAACTATGTGCTATTGCCCCTACTTCATCATCAAACATGGCGCCAAACCTTCTCCCAACGCTAAAATAATTTTTATTTGCATAAATAATCGACCTACCGACCTTTATTTCCGTTTTCTTATTATCTTTAACAAACCCTATAAGAACACCGTCTGAAGCTAGGTAATTTAAACAAGTATTAAAATACTCACCTGCTGGTCTTGTGCAAGAGGTATATGTGCAGTAGTTATAATCTTTTTCTTCGTTGGCTGACATACAAAGATAATCAAATGGATTACCAGAAATACAAATATTGTTTCTTTGTTTTATATAATCACCATAAAAGCAAGAAATTATACTAAGCCATTTTCCTGGTTCTTTATTATATACATTAGCTTTACTAAGCATGTCCGTAAATGCATCATAATCACTAATATTTTTACCTGAGTTATAAGCAATAATGTAAAGATGCAACAGTTTGTTAAGCTGCGAGGTAACTCTAACCTTGTTTTTTCCAAGCATTACATAATCCAAAACACCATCTATCTTTTTTACACCTAATTTATTTTCCATCAGGTTTAACAGATTAACAGCCAGTTGTTTATATTCTGCGATTCCGGAAGTATTGGCATAAATCATCCAGCGATTATCTTGAGTTAATCCCAATTTGCCGAACAGGTCAGCTTTAGCCGAAAAATGGTTTGACACAACTTTCTCTAAATGTTTGTGCGGAATGTCATACCTCTGAAGAAATATCCTGCATTTTTCTATTACCTTTTCCATTGTTTCATTCTCTCCTTTTATCACTTAAATTTTGTTGTATTTGTAATTAAAAATAAAGCCACACATAATACGCTTAAAAACAAAAGTATAATATAAGCAATTATTTTATTTTCACTATCTTTTTCACAACAATCAGATTTTTTAATATCTTTATTAACATATGTTTTTTTCATTTAATTCTCTTTAATAAAATAGCTGGCAATAATCGACCATTCTTACCACCAGCCATTGTTTTGATAAAACATTAGCTACTAGATGGCTTCGTAATTTACTTCAACCCACTTGTTGGAAACATACCCAACATCATACTTGCTATCCCCTGTCTCAACAACGACACCCTTTTTCGGTGCAGAGAAGTACACCAACATACCGCGAGATTCTCTTTTGTCTCCAATGTAGCGTTTGAGTGCGGGATAGTTACCCATACGGGCTGTATATAGATTGGAAAACTTGCTCTCAGCCCACTTTGAACTAAAATCGCCTATTTCGTAGCGACCCTCGCTACCTACCACAACAATACCCGTCTTTGGCGCGACAAACGCCACAACGAGCTTACCTTTAGATTTTTTTCTGTTCCCAGTAAAAACCTTTAAAACCGGGTAGTTTGTTCCAGCTGGCATAATAAACCTCTTTCTTTTTTTGCTGGTTGTTATTATTACACTGCATGGTCGCTACAGCACTCTCCGTTTAATTTTACATCATTTAACGTACAAAAAAGGTGATTAATTATAAACCTTATAATATCTATTTTATCTTTTCTGTTTATTAGATGTGGTAAATACTGTTTACATATTTTATACAACCCAGAAATTCCACACTCTGTGCAACTAATTCCACAACGAAGACGGTCAAAAAGAAATTTTTTGTACATTAAATACTCATCAATATCTCCATTAAATGCATCTTTAAGTTCTTTTAATGTTCTGACAAATAAAACATGCTGTTTTGAAAGCATAATTCCACTATACGTTCTAAAATAATAATCATTATGACCGCTTTTACACAGGCTGGTATCAATATATCTATTATCACAGGCACACGTTAATGCAAAACAACCACAATAATCACTAGCATACCCCATTTCCACAATACCGCCGCAATCAGGACATACACTAGGCCATATGAGATGTTTGTCAATTATAATTTTAGCAAGCGATTCTTTTGTGTATGGCGTTGACGGTTGATAAGTACGCCCTAACGTAGATATTGTATAAACATCTTCCGTACATGCATAAGTATAATAAGCTCCCATAGTTTTTTTTGGCATCCCGGCTAGGATTTGAACCCAGATTTCTACCTGAGAGGGTAGTGTCCTGATAATCTGTTGAATTCTTAGACGACCGGGATATGTTCTCCTTTATTTTAGTGGGTGTAGTAAATTAAATTCAGTAACAAGTTCACAAAATCGCCTATATTCTTTATTGTGATTTAAGAAAATTGGCTTTTGCCTTTCGTTGAAGTATGCTAAGCGCACAAATAATCCACCATTATTAGTCCTAACTACCTTTTGAGTATACCCTGTGCATATAACATCATTATGGAATCTTTCAAAAAAATAATGAGTGCTATTAAAATTATACGTTAGCTTATACCTTTTTCTAGTATATTCAACTTTTGTAATATTAATAATATTCATAAAACACCCTCTATCTCGTTATACTTATTCACCATATCAATAAATATTTTCAATTCTCGGTTGGTGTCAAAAACTATTGCCCTGTCATCACCAAACGTCTCGTTTCCCCATACAAAAACTGTATTAGCATCATTCAATCTATTCTCTGGAAATGCGCGAGAGTCTAGACAAAAATCTCCAACATTAAATTTACAGCCAATACTAGTAAACTCTCTACACCTATGTGTTTGCTTGGTTATTGTTACAAACCAACAATCATAATTTCTTTCCAGCTTGTATTGGATTTCTCTTTTTATACATTGCATATCTTCACACCTTAGTGTAGTATTTGGCGTCCCTACTAGGATTTGAACCTAGGTCTCAGCCTTGAGAAGGCTGTGTCCTGAATATTCTTTAATTACCCGCTAGACGATAGGGACATTTTTTCTGGCTTTTAATTCCTCTATAATTAAGTTTAGGTAATACTCTGATAAACAACAATTTACAAAATTAAATTCTTTCCAACTATAACGGTACTCTAATGAGGTATAGGCCCTAGAGCTTACATAGTTCCCACTTACATAAAGTCCAGAGCCTAAGTTGTCGAAAAGAACAAATAAAATATAATCTGAACAACTGTTATTATATTTGGTGTCAAAGTACTTTAAATACGGATACGTGCTATTTCCATATAACATAGCCTTACGTTCTTTGTTTGATACATGCTCACATGCTAAAACAAAATCGTTGACAAATTTTTTCTCTGGAATATCCGGTAGCTTGTCTATAACTTGCATTTATTTTTCCTGTAAGAATTCAATTATACCAATCAAAACAGGCATTGTTTGTAGCGAGCTAATCTTTTCTTCTCGCTCGGTCTCGTTAGCAATATTGTCTTTATAATAAGAAGTTAAGCGTGCTATTGTATAGTCGATTGACCTACCAATAGTGCCTATGCCCTGCTGGTATTGAGATTTTAAGTCTTGTAATGTCATCACGTTTCTCCTTGGTTTTAATTATTGCATTAAGTATTGCAGATACATTTAAAGTAACTTTATTAAAAATATGCATACTGTAATCATCTCTAGCCCAAAAAGCATCTTCACATATATTATCAAAAAGACAATAACCATAAACCCCAGCCCAGCGCTGGGCTCCGCAGGCTGCTCTTCGCAGGCTGGGCTTTTTATCTAACAAATATATAGAACTTTGTTTTTACGACATAATCCTCATAGCTGTCGTAAAGCTGACCCGTTGTTTTAATATTAACAGCAGAGGCATATTCCTCATAAGAATTATACATTTTACCACAATTACGCATGTAGCTGGTGTCGTAACAGCCAACCATACCTACCAGCAGTAGAGCTAATATAAATATTCTTTTCATAACCCATCCCCTTGTTGTTTTATAAGCCAATCTAAATCTTCTTTATCACGACAACATAGCATGTAGCAATAATTTCCATATCGCTCAGCTATCTTCATGGCAAATCCCCTACACAGTATTTTACCACCCTCATCATAAGCCCTGACCAATAAAGCATCTATAGCCTTACAATTATCACTTAGTGCTTTCTCAATAAATTGTGCTTCTGCGGCTATATTCTTCTTGCCTTGTCCACACTTACAATCACTGCAACTCATGCTATCCCCCTAAAAGTCAGCTATAAAGACAACACCATCAACCTCACAACTTGCTTTGATTATATCATTAATTGTCTTGAATTCTTGGTTATAATATCTCAATAGGTTATTGCGGTAAAAGACAAGGGCAATATACTTAATTATAAGTCTGTTGACTATTTTTTTACGGAACTCACATTTTTCAGTCTTTTCATTGGTGAAAGAAAAAGTCTTATAGTTCCTATACTCAACTCTGAGTCCCATGATTTCTCCTAGTGGGTAAGTTTTGATAAATCTTCAATCATTAACTTTAATCCGTGATATTCAGGATTGAGTATTTGTGTCATTACTGTTGTAAAAGATATACACCACACTATAAACAGGCATACAAAAATCATTCCAGTAAATATAGTAAGTATGAGGCTCATATTTGGTTCACCATCGTCTTTTATACCAGCTTCCCTGATATTAATTAAAAACACAATGGTTGCCATAAGTGTAATTGCTACAAGGGCTATTATTGTAAATAATCCATCATAGTATGCCTGCTGTACATACCAGGGAAATATCTTATCAGCTGTAGTACCTATTTTTTCAGCCAGCTGAACTATTAAATTATTAAGATTGCTTCCTATATCTACTGATGCTTTGATGTCCATGATTTCTCTCCTTACTTTTTCCCCTGAGGGTTAATAATTATGTAAATACATACCAACACTAAGAATGCTTTTAATAAGTCATACGCAAGTATAATCGCTGAAGTATCCAAAATTAAAGCTCCTATGTGTTAAGTAGACTAGGGCGAAAGTTCCGGCGCAAATTTTTTGCCCATGCCGGGAATTTAGGCACGAAATTTTTTTTGTCAAGCCCGCAAATCGCAAATTTTGCGCTTCGGCAGGTGCAAGCTTGCGGAATTTTTGGGCAAAACGCCGAAAAAAAACCTCAAAAAATCTTTTTCGCGCCATAGAGTCTAGTTATCTACGCTTAATTGCTGCCTTTCACATATACTGCGTTCAGCCGGTATACCTGTGCCAATTGCCTGCACAGCCTTTCGCATCAATCTCGTAACCCGCCCCCAGTCGTGCCAGTGAAGTTTTCCAGAAAAAACTGCAAAAAACCGGCCTGGAATAAAATAAATTTTAGTTCACCTCTTGACAAACCTCAAAGCATGATTAGCTTGATAATAAGACAAGCGATAATGTTAATTGACTAACAAACCAGAACCATTAAACGAAAAGGAGCAAAAACAATGAAAGTTACGGAAACAGCAAACAGCTACATCGTTGAATTGGAAAAGCGGAAAGAATTGGTTCTTTCCGGCAATGGCCAGTCCTTTACACTGGCGACAACTGGAAGCCCGCAAGCAAGTGCCTTGATTGCTAAAGACAATCATGGGGCTAACCAGTCAGTCAAGGTTGTGGCAACAGTGTTTATTCCCAACCCTGACGCACCAAAAAAAGTTAAGAAGTAAAAGCGGCATAATAAACCGCACCTATCAAAATAACCCTTCTTAGGGTTATACAAGAGGCAAGGCATTACAGCTTGCCTCTTTTTTTGACTCTTTTTACTTGACAAATCCAAAACAGTGTTTTATATAGTAGAAAATCAAGAAAGAGGGGAGAACAAGGTGAAGTCATGGAAAAAACATTGTTAGAGCTACAGGCGGAAATGTTAAGGGCAGGTCTGAAATTATCAAGAGCCGAAAACAGAGATGACCAGTTAATCGCGCTTATCGAACAAAACAGAATACAGCAAAAGGCTATTGATATTTTGGTCATTATTGCCACGTTAAACAAGGGAACCAGCGAGGAAGCGAGTTAATCGAAAAAATTATTAAATACCTCTAAACCACAACTAAATAACCACAGACAAAGGGCAAGCTAATCACTTGCCTTTTTTTATGCCTAAATATTCCCACCAAGGCACAAGTCCATGGCAATCCGCCCCGCTATCGTGAAACATTAATAACAGCATATAAGGTGATTACACTAAGAGGAACAAGGAACCAGGCAAGTCAGAGGCCACAAGGGATGAGGGCAATGCTCGCTTCACCCGGCACGACATCGGCAATTTGCCTGCCAAGCCTGCCTTGCGACACGGCAAACGGCCTGCGAGATTGCGTTCTAAGGCCGGTGAAACCGGAAAGCCATGTCTTGCCCTGCCCGGCAAATCGGCGACAACTGTTTTTAGGCTACACTACTATAACCCCGCCATCAGGCAAGGTGCCAGGCCGTCCGGCTATTATTTTGAATATCCCACACCCCTATTGATTGCTGTAAGAAGGAATAGCCAGCCAGCCAATCCTTATCTTTTACAGCAAGGGCAAGGATAATGCTGGCCAGTACCCCCACCCAGTATAGTCGTGGTAGGGCCCTTCGCCCGTGCCAGCCAGTTACTCACTTGCCCCCGGAAAGTTCCGGCAATTTGGGGAAAAGGCTTTATTACCCTGTCTTCTTTTAATAGTTCTTTGTCTCTCGCAGGCCACAGTAGCGGGGCGGAAAGTAAATTATAGGTATCCTTATTTTACTTTGCCCGGCCTGCGGAGCCCAGCGCTGGGCTTTTAAGATTCCTATTTCCAGATTTTTTTTGCCGGATATTTACGGTTGACAAAATGGATATATATGTGTATGATGTGTGTAAAGATGGAGGGCTTGGTTATGGGATTAGAAAAGTATTACAAGGTAACAATCCGCAGGCTGGAACTGCAAATAGTAGACCTTACCACACGGCTTGGCTATGCAAAAATGATTATACTCTTGGAAAGCCTAGCGTTGATAACGGCTATTTTGTTTGTTCTTGTAAAGGTATAGTATGAGACGGATAGATTTGTACATCGAAGAGGAACAGTATGACAAGCTTGCCAGGCTGAAGAAGGAGGGGTTTAATATCTCTTCTGTGATTAGGCTGGCGCTTAGCCGTTTGTTCGCTGGTGACGCAATTGAAAAGCTTAAAAAGATTATGAAAGGCGAGGAATGAAAGAGAAACAGATTTGTTTATTTATGTTCGGAGGCACGTGGATAGTAGGTGACAAGCAGGGTGACTACATCAAAGCACCGAGACTGTATTTGTTTACCTCTAACCAGCATGGTGTTATGGCGCTGCCGGAGGAACCTGAGAAGATACCTCTTCCCAAAGATGTAACCTTCTACAAGGTAAAGGAGAATGGTGTTGTGTTGGATTTATACCTTCAATCTACTGGCGAGAAGCCCAGAGAAGCGAGGAGTAATATTATTGTTCCAGAGGTTATGGTGAAATAATGGAAAGACCGTTGGCTGAGCAAGTTAAAGAGTTCTTGAGTAATACGTCCTATCAGGAGGAAATCGCAAAGAAAACAGATGAAAAACCGGAGGGACGTATTGCTAAGAAAGATAAGAAGCCAGACGTGAAGACAGGAGCGTAAATGGAGCCAAAAGTATTTGACCACTTGAAGTTGTTCGGGACTTATAAATTTGACCCACCTTCGGTGACGTATGAGTGCTTCATTATTTACTATGACGAGAATGGTAATTTTATTCACAAAACACCTACAGAAAATTTATCAACAATTAACTTAAATAAGGGGATTTTGTATGAGCGACAAGAAAGTAGAGATTGACGGACTGAGATTTAGAATAGACGATGTTTATTTTGTTTTTTCAATGGATGAGTGCATGGAGCTGTACAATCAGCTCTCTGATATCTTCGGAGACAAGGTACGGACTTTTAACTTCATGGGACTCGAAGGAGCATTTCCTGATTTTAATGTCAAGCCGGGATACAAAGACACACTTGTGGCAGGTGGGACTGGGAGTCCAACAAATCCTTTTGAAGTGTGGCTCAATAGGTAGAGCAAGGTCATGTTTTTACAATTGTCACTCACTAACCCCAACATATAAAAATGGCAATAAAGAGAACGGACGCAAACAAAGAAGAAAAGCCCCTATAGTATAATGGTATTACTATCCGCTTGTACCGGGTGAATGTCGGTTCAATTCCGTACTGGGGGCTCCACTATGGGGTAGTTTAAAGGAAGAACGAGTGGCTTTGAACCACTGAAATGCAGGTTCGAATCCTGCCCCCATAGCCAACATTATAGGACAATATGGAAACAAAGAAAAAAGGTAGACCTCCTAAGAGAATAGTTGATGACGTTATTCTATCTAGGATGATTAACATAGAGAACAAGACAAACAAAGAGTGTGCCGACTTCTTCGGAGTCTCAGAGAATTCAATCAAGTATGCCCGTAAGCGAATAAATAAGGTTCTCACTAAGCCTCCGGCTATAGTTGGAGACGAACTACATGGCGAAAGTATAAGTTCAATGCGCCAGTTAGTAGACCTTAATGCCCGTATTCTTCAGCAACTTAATAGAAACGATGATATGATAAAGCGCGAGGAAGTTAAGATGGCTGCCGTTGACGCGCTTATGGAAAGATACTTCGATAAAGACTCTAACAATATAGACGCGCAGGAAGTGTTTGATAAGATTTGGAACAATAACACAAAGAATGTGTTGCTTATCCAATCGAACATCACTAACAGCTCAGCGGAAATTAGAAAGCAGATTGAACTTCAGCTTAAGATAGCCGAGGCGCTATATAATATGCAGACTATGGCAGAGTTTCAAACAGAACTTATAGATATTCTCAAGAACGTAGACCCTGTAGTTGCCCATACATTTGTTGCACGGCTCAAGGAAAGAAGGGCATTAAGAGGCATAGTAAATAGTAAATGACGAATATTGACCGTAAAAAAGGGGAAATGTTTGATGATGTCATTGGGGCATTAGATAAGGACTTATCAGCCGATAAAGGCTCAGTGGTTCCCTTTGGCGACTGGCCTATTGAAGAAAAGATTATCTTAGATGGAAAACAGTTCTCTTTTAAGAAGCATGAATACCTCATAGAACCCTACCACGACTATCATTCCTTTCAAGTCGAAATAAAAGCCACACAGCTGGGGCTTACCTCTAAGGCGTTGCTGAAAGCCATGTACGGTTGCAGATATGGGAACTATCGAGGTATTCTGTATTTATTCCCTTCAAGAACAGATGTTACAGATTTATCTAAGACTCGTCTAACACCACTGATAGATGACAATCCAGACAATATTGGCAAGTGGATAATGGATACAGATGCAGCCAACGTCAAGAAGATATGGAATAGTTTCTTGTATCTCAGGGGCATGAAGTCACGTATCGGTGTTAAGTGCCATGATGACAAAACAGAAGTCCTTACTAAACGTGGATGGCTATTGTTTAAAGATACGTTAATGTCTGATGAGTTTGCAACAAGGTCTCCGTCTGGAGTATTTATGTGGCAAAAGCCTATAGACATTTACTCATATCATTACAATGGAGATATGTATTTATTTAAGGCAACTGGACTTGATGTTTGTGTAACTCCAAATCATCGTATGCTTGTTGCAGATTACCAGACACAAGTAGAATGGTTTGATATTGCCGAAAACTTAAAACATCGTGGGCACACTGCTATTGTTAGAACTTGTCAAAGGTGGTATGGAACATATCCAGATTTTATTACAATAGATGGACGTGAATCTTTTGGTATGAAAAGGTTTATCACCATTAAAGGAAACAAATTTAATTCGGCATGGGAAAGTTTTGGTCGTGCATCAGACAGAAAAATTAACCTTAAGGATTTTGTAGCATTTTTAGGATTGTATATTGCAGAGGGAAGTTGTTCTGGTGTAGCAACTGGTGAAAGAAAATTTGGTAGAATAAGTATCTCTCAAGAAAAAACATCAAAGCATTTTAATGAAATTAAAACACTTCTAAATAGAATAAACAGCAAGTTTAAATACAGTGGACATAGTTTTAGAGCTGGTGATATGGGATTGGCTGATATACTATTTCCTATCGGTAATAAGTATAATAAACAACTACCACAATGGGTTCTTGACCTGTCGCCAAAATATTTAGAGATATTGTGGGAATGGGCTTTAAAGGGAGATGGACATGTAACTAAGACTGGATATAGGAATTACGCTACGGTAAGCCCAGTTTTGGCTGGTCAGTTGCAGGAATTATTACAGAAGTGTGGTCGTTCTGCATCCATATTACAACAAAAACAAAGAACATCTTCTCTTTGTGGAAGACTCATTACCCCCACCACCATTTGTTATTTAGTATCTGAACGTAAATCAGCGATGTCTATTGTGCCTAAACCGCAGCTCATTAAGTATAGCGGCAATGTTTTTTGCGCCAGTGTGCCAAACGGAACATTATACACGCGGCGTAATGGATACGCAATATGGAGTGGCAATTCAATTCCTGTTGACTTCGAAGTGTTCGATGAACTTGATGAAGCTCCGCAGAACGCAGTGGATATGGCCTTAGAACGTATGGCTCACTCTGATTCCGGCGACCTGCTGTTTCTCTCAAACCCGACACTACCTGACTATGGAATTGACCGACTTTTCCAGACCACAGACATGCAATATTTTCTTTTAAAATGTCCAGCGTGTAACGAATATACAAATTTAGTGGACACTTTTCCTGATTGTCTGCGAACAGTTAGGGGCAAAGTTATAAGGGCTTGTATGAAGTGTGGTGGAGAACTAGACCCCTCAAAGGGACAATGGGTTGCAAAACGACCCTCGATAACAGAACGTAGAGGCAGACAGTATTCACAGCTGTATGCCCAGACAAAGACTACAACACCGGAAGCAATACTCCACAAATTTAATATTACAAACAACCTTACAGATTTTTACAATCTAAAGATTGGGATAGCTTATGTTGACGCACAAAATAGACTATCCGCTGAGGAAGTTTTAAATTGCTGTGGCGATTCCGGTATGTTAAGTCAAGCAGAAGATGGTTGTTATATGGGCGTTGACCAAGGAAGCCATCTTCACGTTGTAATAGCACGTAGGCATCCTAAGCGACATGGAGAGGTCGTGTATATTGACACTTTGATTGGCAACAATGAGGCCGACAAAACTGATGATACTGGATGGAGACAACTAGACGAATTGATGAGGCGGTTCAAAATTATGCGCTGTGTGGTTGACGCTCTACCACATACCAAAAATGCTCGCAGCTTCTCAGACAGGTTTCCAGGCAGGGTGTTTCTCTGCTATTACAACGAGCATCAAAAAGGTGCTTACAAATGGAACGAAAGAGAAATGACAGTTATGGCTAACAGGACTGAATCTCTTGACGCCTCACACAGAGAGATAATAGAACAAAACATTATTCTCCCAAGACAGTCTGATATACTAAGAGACTTTGCTTTTCAGATGCACAACACAGCTAAGCGGCTTGAGGAAGATGAGGAGACTGGGAGCCAGAGGTATGTTTATCTTAAACTTGGTGAAGACCATTATAGACATGCGTTTAACTATTGTATGATGGGGTTACACGATGCTCCTGAATTATTGTTTCCTCAACTGATGTAGGATTGTGATATGATTACTTATGGTGGATTAGCGTGGCCTGTAGATGGAAACAATGGTTTTATGTGTATACTCACAAAACGTGAGCCCGACAGAGAAAAGACCATTGATGCAACAGGCGAGTTCTATGAGATAATACAGGAGATAGAAGAACCAAGCTTGCGTAGTATCTATATGAAGATAGAAAATATTTCTGCGTTAAGGGCAGTCTACGCTGAAAACGATACTAAGTTCGACAGCTTTATAAGAGATTATTACAAGTGGCGCAGGGAAACATCTAATCAAATTAAAATAAGACCAACATCTACATCTTCGTTTGAAGCTGGTATTTTGAAGATTAGAGACATGATAAATGAAAATTTAATAAAATTTCCCGATGAATCAAAAACAAGAGCACAACTAAGAGTATTTTCTAAAGCAAGTCTCAAGAATAAATATGAATTTAATGCAGTAGTTGCATTGAGCAATATTGTAACATCGTTTAAAAAAAATATCATTAGGCCACAGGACACAGAACCCAAACTAAGTGCGTGGTATTAATGGTTGACAAAAACGTAGTTTATGTGTATAAAGCATATTAGTGACATTTATGTTCGATGACATTTATGTTGAAAGCGCCGTAAGGCAAACTAAAACAACAGTGGATACATAAGCCCACAGAGAGGTTACAAATGTCGAAACGATTAAGTAAACTAGACAAAGACGAGAAGGCGGCTGAGGAAAAATGGAAACAGACATATCTTCCCGAAGTTGATGAACCAACTATACCAGAAGTACCTGTTACCGAACCGGAAAATAAACAGACTACAGAAGAGCCCACACCTGGACCTGTTACACCTGAAATACCACAGGCAACAGCACCAGTAGCTGTGGAAGCACCAGTAGCTGTGGAAGCACCAGTAGCAAAAGAACCTCCTAAGCCAGAACCAAAAGAAGATTTTGAGCAAAAATACAAAACCCTTATGGGAAAGTATAATGCCGAAGTCCCTAGATTACACGCAGAAATAAAGCACTTCAGGGAAATGGCGTATACCAATGATGGTAAAATCGCAACCCTTGAAACGAGATTAGAGGAATTAGAGACAGAGCGTTCTTCTACCCAGATTGATGCAGACCTGAGCAGACTAAAGATGGATTTTCCTGAAGTAGCTGAGCAGTTGCAGAAAGAAAGGACTGAGACCCTTAAGTACATCAAGTCTCTTGAAAAGAAAATTAACGAAACAGTTTCACAAAAGTTCGAGTCTATTGACGGAGACAAACTGGAAACTAACCGTAAGATTTTCAACAGAGAGATGGCTTCTTTGGGACATCCTGATTGGACAGAGGTAGACCACGACCCTGATTTCATAGAATGGTTACAATTGGAAATTCCATTCGCTAATATAACCCGGCTTGAATCTCTGCAAAATGCTGCAAAGCAATATGATGCAGTTACGTGTGCGAAATTTTTGACTGCGTTCAAAGAGGAGAGGCAATCAAAGCTTCAGGCTCAACCAGCGCCAGTAAATAAACTGGAAGATAAAATAGCACCGCCCAGTGGTAAGACAGGTGGTAATACCAAGGTTGGTGCACAAACAACAACGTACACAAAAGCTGACTACGATAGATTTTATAGGACAAGTTCCAGGGGGAGATACAACCCCTCGAATTGGGGCGGCAAGACAGAGGCTGAGACAGAGGCTTTACTTGACAAACTAATGATGGAAGGAAAACTATTATAAAAATATTTAGCCAGCGAAAACGTGTGCATTTTAGGAGGATATACAAATGAGTACACCTAGAGTAGCAGGGCATCCTAATTATTCCGCAGATGGCTTAAGTGCCTTTATCCCGGAAATTTGGAGCTCAAAGCTGGCTAAGAAATATTACAAGCGGACTGTAATCACCGCTATCTGCAACACCGATTACGAAGGCGAAATCAAAAAGCACGGAGATAAGATTTACATCCGTACAGTCCCCGATGTGACAATCTTCGAGTATAGCAAAGGAATGAACCTGCCAAAGCAGCGTCCTGAATCTGCTGACATCGAGATGACAATTGACAGAGGGCACGGCTGGAACATCCTGCTTGATGATGTCGACAAAGTGCAGAGCGATATCGACCTGCTTAACAAATTTACTGACGATGCGTCCAAACAGCTCGACATTAAAGTAGACACAACTCTGCTTGGTGCGGCTTACTCGGATGCGAGTGCGTACAACTATGGCGCAACAGCTGGCAAAGTAACCGCTGGTTATAATCTTGGCGTGTCGGGAACACCGATTCAGATTACCAAGACAAATATCATCGACTACATTGTTGCGGCTGGTGGCGTTCTTGATGAGAACGATGTGCCAGATGAAGGTCGTTGGATGATTATCCCTTCTTGGATGTCTGTTATGCTGAAGACTTCCGACCTGAAGGATGCGTCCATGACAGGTGATTCCAAATCCGTTCTTCGTTCCAGCATGCTGGGCATGATTGACAGATTTGTTATTTATCAGTCTAACAGCGTGGGCAGCGTAGCCGCTGCAACCGATGCGTCTGGTTTTAAATGTTACTACGTATTATTCGGTAATAAAGATGCCATATCTTTTGCGAACCAGTTTACTAAAACTGAAAGTTTGCGGTCAACCGAATCGTTTGATACAATCGTACGTGGACTTATGATTTGGGACTTCAAGGTTATTAAACCCGAAGCCCTCGGTTATCTGTACGTGCGTAAATAATGAAAGGGAGGAATTAAGATTATGGCTACTGTAGATTTCACAGGTGGTGCTAGTGTTAGTACCAAAATTCCTGTTGATGGTAAGGAAAAACTTGGAATCCTGCGGAGTCGTGTTGACACGTCTTTGACAGGTATTACAAATACAAATGCGGACGTTTATCAGGCTCTTGATATTCCGGCTGGCTTTTATGTATTGGCTGCGTGGTTTGTGTGCGTGAGCGCGGAATCCACAAATATAACTGCTACATTCCAGCTTGGTATCACAGGCACTGACACTGACGAATTTGTTACCGCAACAGCACCGGATACAACGGGTGAGATTTTCCCGATGACTGGTGACGCGCTTGCATTGAACGGAACTTATTTTGCAACAGCAGGCACTATTGACCTTTTGGTTGCCACAGCCGCATTCACGGATGCGATTGTTGATGTGTATGCGCTGGTGTTGGATTTGAATCCGTAATTTAAACATGTAGGGGGAGGGGACGAATATCACTCCCCCGAATAATCTGAGGATTTAAAAATGAGAAAAGAAGAATTTTCCGTTAATCGCCTTACAGTCGGCTCAATTTCTGGTGGAAACAGTGACTACCGTAGAGAATATTTTCTTAACGGTTCTATTGGTTCTGACGGAAATGACGGAGAGGCGTTTGATACTCCAGTAAAAACTTTGGCTACAGGTTATGCGAAACTTGAGACATTGAAGGATGACATCCTTGTTTTTGAGGAAAGTGCATCTTCGATTTCACTTGCATCTGCATTTACTTGGTCTAAGAGTTTGACTGGGCTTATCGGCACATCTTGGAATGATGGTTATGCGAGGTCTCGAATCAGCCAAAGCGCTGCTATCGCTACACTGCTTACTGTATCTGGGTATGGTAATAAATTTGCCAATTTTAGAATAATGTTTGGCACAGCTTCGGCAACCAACAAAACTGCTCTTGCAGTTACTGGTGATGGTAATACATTTAAAAATGTTAACATTGCTGGAACAAATGCCACTGCTATGGCTGAGTCTGATTTTCGACTTGTAAAAATAGCTGCTGGTGAAACATACTTTGAAAAATGCCAGATAGGAAATATCAATGCTGCTCAAGCGGCTGGTTCTCTGGTTTATTTTGATGCATCATGTACACCAAACATGACATTCAGAGATTGTACGTTTTTAATGAATGCTTCTGCCAACGCTGCATTTTTCTTGCAGTTTGCTGCTGGAGTTGGAGAAAGTGTTGTAAAATTTTACAATTGTCAATTTATTAATACAGGGACTACATTAACTGGTGGTATTGATGGTACTGGTTTGAATAACTGTATTGTGTATCTTGATAGCCGTTGCTCATTCTATGGCGTAACAGATATAGTTGCAGCTAGCGGACAAGATGCGTATGTTATCTCAGGTGTTACTAATTCACCTACTGCTGCTGAGGATACGTTGTGGCATATTGCTGCTCCCGTTGACCATACAGCGTAACATTTAACTAACTAGGGGGAGAAATCATAAAAGAAAGTATTCCCCTAGTTACTTTTAATTTGTGGCTTATGACTGAGAAAACATTTAAAGTATTAAGGAAGAATGGTGAGGGCTATCCCTTTCCGTACACTGAAGTATTAGCTAAACAGAATAGCATGGTAGAGTCCGAACTTACTGCCGCAGAAATAAGCGCGCTTGTTTCAGGCGTACCTGTAGTTAGCAATTCACAACGTAAACGCATTGATATACAAAAAGCAGCCCTTAAGTCAGAAAGTCCTGGCAAGGGTTGGACTTTGAATTCAAAAGGTAATTGGGTTAGAAAAGAAGGCGCTGTCAAAAAGCATACCGAGACTAAAATTAATGCACCTGCGCCGGATAATGAATAACTGGTGTCGGTGCTCTTTAGGAGCATGCAATGACACTGCAACAAATTATAGATACAACAAGATATCGGCTTGGCAATTATGAGCCGCCTTATCATTGGATAGATTCCGAACTAGTTGCGTACTGCAACGATATATTAAATACATTTTGCGAAAGAACTTTGGTTCTCAAGGATAGTTCCACAACTTCAGTCTGTGAGCTTTATGCTAACTCAAGCAATCTTGATTACAGTATTAGTTCATACATTCTTTATATCTTCTCTGCGAAATGTGTTACCTCAGAAATACTCACATTAGATACTGCTCCATCAACTGCATGGGCTGCTGATGACACCATCACTGGTGCTACTAGCGGAACAACATGTGTTGTGCTGGAGAAACTTTCCGGCTTGACCTATCTGGTCGAGCAGCGCAGTGGTGCGTTTACCCTTGGAGAAGTTCTTTCCAATGGGACTTATACCGCCGACCAAAGTTCTACATATCCAAAAATGACAATTTACTCATGTTCTAATCTCAGAAAGGTTATGACGAATCAGCAGGACGTTATGTTCAGCGCATGGCGAGCAGCTACTGCCGCAGAACCTACAAAGTATATGGTTGATTATGAAACAGGATACTTGACATTATATCCCATTCCCGACCAAAACTATGTTATAAGACTTGGTGTTTGCCGCTATCCGATAACAGCAATGACAACTACTAACATGTCTTCTCAGACACCAGCTATTGATGCAAGATACCACAATGCAATCATTGATGGGATTTGCTCGCTTGCACTTTTAAAGCGTGGCGAACAAACATTTGACGACAACCAAGCTGCTATTCATATGGCTAAGTTTGAAAAGGCAGTTTCACAGGCAAAGATACGAAGAATACTTTTTGAAGACAGCTTGCTTACAGTGGGCGCTCACGGAGGCTTTTCTTAATGGCTAATAATTTTTATCCATGTACTTCTATTTCTGATTTAACTGGCGCATCGTTGCAGCTATTGCACGGTACTGAAGTTTTTGATAATGATTCTGCAATGGTTGCTACAGAAGAGGGGTATGTATATTTCTATCGGCTTGATGCTACATCTGGAGCAGCTGAAAGCATTCCTGATATCGTAGCTCCATTGGGTACACCGGGCGACAAAAGATGGATACTTTTGCATTCAATAAAACTCTCCTTGCAAGATTTATCAAAGGATTATCATACAGCAATAGTGTCAGGAGACACACTAACTGCTAATAGAATATTAACGCTTATTATAGGGGATGCAGCACGGCAGATAACTCTTTCTGGCAATCCTACTTTAGCAGACTGGTTTGACCAATCCGTTAAAACTACCGCAAGCCCTACGTTTGCAAACATTACAGATAGCGGATTAACTGTTTCTTTGCCGGTTTTTACAGATGGTGATAAAAAGTTGGTATCAAAATCAATAGCTGATACACTACTTGCTTTAAATGTTGAGGCTGGCGCTGATGTTACAGATGCTACTAATGTTAATGCCGCTGGCGCAGTTATGGAGAGTGATTATAATGTTCATTCTATTCTGGCTGCGACAGCTGATGATACCCCTGCGGCGCTGACTGTTGGTGAACAAACTGTTGTAGGAAGATTGTCTGGTGAAAATATTTCCGCAGTAACTATTGGCATTGCCGACAACAACATAGTTCAGATAGATTCTGCTGACGCGGCAACAGGTGAATACGCAAAATTTACTGCTAATGGATTACAAAGTAAATCTTTATCAGAAACAGCAGCTGACATAAAAGACCAGTTCCCACAAGCGATAACAGATAATCATGTTGTTACAGTTGACCAAGACGGTGCGGCTGATAATGACTTTGCTAAATTTACGGCGAATGGACTTGAGGGAAGAAGTTATACAGAAGTAAAACAGGACTTGGATTTAGAGATTGGAATTGACGTTGCGGCGCAGACTCACGCTAGTCAACACGCCGTTGGCGGAGCAGATACAATCCTCCCAGCCGACCCTGGCGCTGATAAATTTTTAATGTGGGACGATGACCCCGGCGTGTTGGTTTGGGCTGACGCTTCTGGTGGTGGTGGAGATGTTGCTACTGACACAATCTGGGATGCTGCTGGCGATTTAGCAGTTGGGACGGGTGCGAACACGGCTGCTAAAGTAAACATTGGTGCTGAAGAGGTTGTAGCCCGAATCGGGGCTGGCAATATTGACGGTATCACAATGGCAGAACAAACGGTGCTTGGAAGACTAACAGGCGGTTCTATTGATGATGTTGCGATTGGCATTGCCGATAACAACATAGTTCAGATAGATTCTGCTGACGCGGCAACAGGTGAATACGCAAAATTTACTGCTAATGGATTGGAAAGCAAAAGCCTTGCGGAAGTTAGGGCAGACCTTTTGGTTGCACCCGGTACTATCGGTGGAACAACTCCCGGCATTGTCTATGCTACAATGAAAGAAATCTATAAGACGGCAAGTGCCGATTCACCATTAACCGCACTTCAGGTATCAAGAACTATCGTGAGTAATTACGGAATGACGGATGCCGACTGTGTGATTTCTTTGCCCACAGCGGCAGAAGGATATACGTTTATCTGTATTCTTCCCGCGGTGAGGGCAAAGTATTTTAAATTTCGGGCAGATACTAATGATAAGATTTATTTATCTGGCGTAGCAGGAAGCGATAATGCTTATGTAGGCGTTGCTTCTGGGTATGCCACAGCAGATTCGGCACAGTTCTTTACATTTAAAGCAAGTGATGGTGGATTTGACTGGTATTGTATTCCGATTAAGGGAACGTGGCTTGCTTCCTAGGATTAATTAATGGATAGGGGTAGTGAGTTAAGGAGTGGTTGAATGATTGAACAAAAAGACATAGACAGATTACTGGCAGGGCGCAAGATAGTTGATGATTACCGCGCCGTGGCGGAGATTTACCGGGAGAAGGTGGCGGTATCGAATACAAAAACGGCAACAGAAATAGCCACCGCAAAAGAGCAATACGGCAAGCGGGAAGATGCGACAAGAAAAATGCACGAGGAGTTAT